TTTGTAAAATAGTTTGACCACTTATTATGAACCACACATGATTTGAACCATGATCACGTTTAAGATTTTCACAGTATTTAGAATTTGTAGATACGAGATATGTGTCCCGTCGCTTGAACAATTTTTGGACATACGCATTATTTTGACCTTCTAAGTTTGTTCGAATAAAAGTTTCCACCATATTTTTTAGTTCATCGTCATAAAGTTCATCTTTAGTCTCTTCTTTTGTGAATGCCCCCTCCTTAATTTTTATTGATGGTGGTTCTATGTGTGTAATCTGAGGTTCATTTGTACGAACAGTAGCCATTTTAAGTATTTCGAGGCTTGGATCCTGACCAATATTGAGAATAGCACTCAGAGGTGGTCCAGGTTTATACACAAAAAAGGGGAGATATGCGAGCTGATCAACTTTACCTTTGTCACAGTGTGCACACCCTCGACCACCACATGCGTCATGTTTAGCTCTTTTATAGGACCAAGGCATCCTAAATCCACTACCCTTTGTTTTTCTTTCTACATTCCCATACACAGCAGCATCTATGATTTCATTCCAGTCTATACTACCCTTAGCTTTGGAAAGAGCTATGAGAATATGCTCGCGGAGGGCAATAGCAGAAACTTGATCCACAACGAAATTAGGCCAATTGAGATGAACACCTGTTTTAGTGAGATTTCCACTCTTCTTTGGGGGAGCAATAGAAATGATACATTCTCGGCCACCGTGTCGTTTCACTTTATCACAGATAACCTTACAAATGTCTTTTACCTCGTCAATACTGAGTGACTCTCGGTCCTTGTAGTCTATATCAACAAAGAAGTTGTATTTTTCACTTTTCTGTTCAACGACATAGAGACGCTCCCCACGTTTTACCGATTCTACGTACCTTTCATGGAACTCGTTCAATTTATCAAATGGCACGGAGAGGACACCACCGTCCATGAGCACATGTGATAGATTGGCTGCATGAGTAATTTTTTGAGATGCACACCAACTCTTAAACATACTTATAGTGCGCCTCTACTCTCTAAACCATCGCATACAAGAAACATCTCTATATTCCTTTCCCTGAGAAAGTTCCTTCTTTATGATTAATAATTCATATACAGTTTTTATCTTATTTTCTTCAATCCAGTCTTCAACCTCTTCTTCACATAAGCCACGATTCTTCTCGAGAAGTTCGCCAATCTGGCGTAAAATATAAGCCTTCGACTTCATTATTTTATAGAAAATGTTTTTCTATTCAAAGAAGTCATACAGGAGTAAAATTGTGGGTTTTTTAGAACATTGTCTATTATCAGTTTCCAACGCTTACGTGAGTTAAATTCATCTAGAGTATCATAACTCATATAATCGTTTTCGTCGTATGTTTTTCGAATGGGTTGTTTTTGAGCCTTCCTGAGATTCATCTTGTATTTTTCTTCGTAAAACTTTCTAATTTGTGTTTGTTGTTCAGATTTGGTAAAATTAACGAAAAATATAAAAACATTGTATTCAAGTTCCACAGTTGGACTTTCCCTGACTGTAAATTTAAATTCTGTATATTCACCATTTTTTAGGGCGACGACACCCCTAGTTTCCTCTTCAAGTTCCCGAAGGGCACAACGAAGTGGATTAAATATCTCTCTTCTTCGACATCCACCTGTGACGAAAATCCAATCTTTATATCTCCAGTCCCTCACCGTGAGAAATTTAGGTTTCCCATCGGCAAAACTGACTGGTACAGCAATCGCTTTGTACTTTTTCATTGCGCATTCGCAAGTTATAATAGGATGACATGTTTATTCTTCTTTTTTTTCTTCAGTGACCGGCTCTGACTTTGGCTCTGGCTCTGGTTCCGGCGCGGGCTCTGGTGCGGGGGTTAGGCGCTTAACGACCTGGGTGGAAAATACCTTGAAGGCATTCATATCATCCTTAGTCTTGTTGAGTTCCTTAAATAGGAATATAATACCAAGGGCACACACAATTACGGCGACAGTCATGATAGTGTCACGATTCACGGGAATCATTATACTGGTACGTGTGGTTTTCTTTTTAAGCTTTCTACATCACTACCCCCATTTTAGTTTTACCTGGTACGGGGCATTCGTAGGGAGACTGAGCAAACTGAACGGATTCGTAATGCGCGTGTTCACATGATTTATCTGTCGATGGAGACACCCGGGGCTCACCGACAAACTTTTCGAGTGTCCTGGAATTAGGATCGTACGTCAATACAAAAACGATGGCGAGAAGAAATATAACTTTCCACATATAGTAATTAGTTAGAATATAAAAGACCACCCATACCATTCTCAATACGGAGTACATTGAAATTTACGGCATAAATATCATTATCGGAGTCCGCGGTATCATTCACGATACGAGCAGAGTCGAGGCGGGAAAAGTTAAGCGAACCAGTAGGCTGGAGCTTTCCAGCATCTAAGCAGAAGGGATAGAAGAAGAGCTTCTTGGCGGTGGAAGAGACACCGTTGGAGGAGTGGTAGAAGAGGGGTACAGTGGTGAAGTGGGGGTCAGCGAACTTGAAGTCGGCGACGTCGGTACCGTTAATCTGGAGCTTGAGTTTATTATTGTCCCCAAGAATGGGGAGATTGGCAGCACCCGCAGCAGCCAGAAGCTTCACAGGGTGGTTGAAGTTAAGCTCCTGAATCTTGGATCCAGAGGATATAGCCTTCTGGACCTGGGTCATGATCATGTTCTGAGGCTGAGCAGCAAACATCTCACGTTCCTCGGTGTCAAGATAGGCATAATTGGCATATACATCCCACTTGGCACTGTCCGCGATAGCGGTGGTTCCCCAAGTAATTCGAAGCTCGATATCGTGATATTGGAGGGCGATGAGGGGGAGGGCCGATTGCCAGTTCTCACAGAAAGCGAAACGGAGAGGATAGAATCGACTGTTGCCACCTCCACCAAAAAGATTACCAGCTACAGACTTGGAAGAAGAAGTAGCGTAGAGAGAGGGGGCGATCAGAGTTGAGAAAAGGGAATCCTGTTCATCAATGACCTGGCCACCTATGAGAAGTTCAACCTTGGAAATTTTTGTACGCCAGTCGATAGCATTGTAATCAAGAGTCTTGGTTCCGTTATTGGGAACAATATAGACATAACCGAGCATGTCACCCTTGCGCTCGAAGCGAACGGTGGACATACCACCATTTGAGACGTTGCCCTGAATGACCTGACGCTCGACAGTTTGGGAGAAATTCGTATGACGCTTATAGGTGGACCTAAAGAAAGACACCTCGGGCTGGCCAACGAGGTGTACATCCTGGGCACCTACGGCGACGAGTTGGGCAATACCACCAGACATTTTATAATATAGTGAGAGTTTATTTTTAAGCTTGGACGATTCTTAGAAGGTTAGATACCGATCTTCGACGAATTTGAGAGATTCGTGGGAGAACGAGGGAAGTACAAGTCCTATGGACTTGGCTGGACGGGCCAAACAGGGTTGCACTTGGGAGGAAAATTGTTCAGATTGTGTATTAAAAATAAGGTATCGATGAACCTTTTACATTAGTAGAACAAATTATTGTTGTTCCAGTATAAGCACCGCTGGTACCATCATTAATCGTTACTACACCAGCTGATGAAACACCATGACAATATAAAAATGTATTAAAAGCATAGTCACCATTTGGTTCAACCATAGTCGTGTCCGATAACCACCATTTACCACCATCTGGTACTTTCCAATCTGGTACACCATCCCCATAATATCTTGGGTCTCGCATTTTTTCAGTAGTGTAATTATCGGTATACGTCTCAGTAGCTCCTACTGGTAAAGTTATACTTTTAGAATATACAGCACCCGCTACTGGTACGTCAGCTGATATAGTAGAACCGTTTACATTTACTACAAAATCATAAATTGCAGCCCAATGAGCTTTACTTCTTGGATAAAATAGGTCTAATCCCAAAACACGCGTTCCATTATCATTGTGCCATTTATTTACAGAGGTTGCACTCGTATACCTATAAAAGTCGTACCCACCACCATCCGCTGTGAAATTTACATACATTTGTAGAGGATTTGGCATAGCGGGTGATTTAATCCAGAAATACCCATTTGTTAAACCTAGATTATAGTTGTTATTTAATTGTGCAAGATGCCATCCACTCACAGCTGGTGTCGATAGTGAACCATTTCCTGTGAAATATGGAGTCAAATATCTATTATCATTTAACATGTACGTATCACACTTAATGTTCCCCCTCACATCCAAAGCCGCACTCGGCTCTGAGGTCCCAATCCCCACATTCTCTGCCGCGATATCACCTTTTACAACAAGTACAGGCCGGGGGGTGAACACGTACGCGGCACCGGCGTCGGTACCACCCGTATCCTCATAGTACGCCCCCACTATAACCTTCGTCCCGTCCCCGCTCATGGAGATGCTAGAGCCGAAGTTGTCATTCGACTCTGGATCCGATGCCTGAATCTTCCCTTCTTGGGACCACGACGAACCATCGTAGGTGAAGATATAGGCGGCACCGGCGTCGGTACCACCCGTATCTTCTGTATACGCCCCCACTATAACCTTCGTCCCGTCCGAGTTCATGGAGACGCTATAGCCGAATCTGTCATTATACTCTACATCTGATGACTGAAACTTCGCTTCTTGGGACCACGACGAACCATCGTAGGCGAAGATATAGGCGGACCCGGCGTCGGTACCACCCGTATCCTCAAAGGGTGCCCCCACTATAACCTTCGTCCCATCCGAGCTCATGGAGACGCTATAGCCGAAGTTGTCATACAGCTCTACATTTGTTGACTGAAACTTCGCTTCTTGAGCCCACGACGAACCATCGTAGGCGAAGATATAGGCGGACCCGGCGTTGTCATAAGTCGTATCCTCCCACTTCGCCCCCACTATAACCTTCGTCCCGTCCGAGTTCATGGAGACAGCCCGATCATTGCCGAAGTTGTCATTCCCCTCTGGATCCAATGCCTTAATCTTCCCTTCTTGGGACCACGACGAACCATCGTAGGCGAAGATATAGGCGGCACCGGCGTTGGCAGCATTCGTCGTATCCTCCCACTTCGCCCCCACTATAACCTTCGTCCCGTCCCCGCTCATGGAGACACTATTGCCGAAGTAGTCATTCGCCTCTGGATCCAATGCCAGAATCTTCGCTTCTTGAGCCCACGACGAACCATCGTAGGCGAAGATATAGGCGGCACCGGCGTCGGCTTGGCCCGTATCCTCATAGTACGCCCCCACTATAACCTTCGTCCCGTCCGAGTTCATGGAGACGCTATAGCCGAATCTGTCATCCGCGCCGTGACCCGCAGCGATGTCTGATGACTGAATCTTCCCTTCTTGGGACCACGACGAACCATCGTAGGCGAAGATATAGGCGGCACCGGCGTCGGTACCACCCGTATCCTCATAGTACGCCCCCATTATAACCTTCGTCCCGTCCCCGTTCATGGAGACGCTATAGCCGAATCTGTCATTCAACTCTTTATCTGATGCCTGAATCTTCGCTTCTTGGAACCATACTTTTGTCGCATTTATATCCACAGACGTAGACGCAGACGTATTGGATACCTCAAATAATCCATCGATGGTGAGTTTTTGGGTTGTAGTGATATTACTCGCGTTAATGTTAGAGGCGACTTCAACATCTCCTGAAACGATGAGTTCTGCTTCGGATGAGATACTTACCGTAGCCCCCATACCAGCGTGGGCTGTACAATAATAGTAAAGTGTCGCGGGGGCACCTGCGGGGACGATGAATGTTCTCTTTTCAGTACTCCCATACACACCCGTAGTTGTTATACCTGTAGTGTAGGCACTGCCGTCAGCAGTTTCCGAAAATATGAAAGGGTGATCCACAAGAGTTGGACTGGATAGGTCAAATATATATGTCTGGTGTTGGTGTAGCGTCAAATAAGGTTGTTGTATACCGTCTATGTAGTATTTATTAGCACCACTGGCATCCGATACAGTAACCACGAATGTCTTTGTGGTCCCGATCGTCATCGCATTACTCGTGTTAAAGGTTTTGATAGCCGAGGTTTCATAATTCTCCACATCATCCGTGAATATATCTTTCGTGGTTTTGGTGGCGTCAATGGATTTAGCATAGGCTTCCCAGTGGTGGAGTTTCATATCGTTGATATCGGAGACACCCGCGTGTGTCAGTGCAGCACTACCGGTACCACCCATATCAGTGATACCCTTGGGAACAACCCCCGTATTTCGCTTTCGGAATTTAAGCTCACCCTCAGTGACTGAAAGTTTCGTATCGTCACCGATCCAAAGTGAGTTATCGGAAACGTACATGTCCCGAATTTTGAATGCGGCTGACCCGATATCGTAGGTATTATCTGCGGAGGGGAGGATGTGACCACTGAAAATTGTCCCCCCTCCAATTTCCACATTCGATGTGGTCACGAACCCCGTGGTGGCGTTACTGAATTGAAGGGTATTCGAGGTAACGTTCCCCACATTGGAAACGGCCGCGAGGTCATAGGAGGGTGTGATTTCGATGAGTCCCATTTTGATACCTTCACATGCGACATTCCCGTTGACTGTGAGGACATTCGAAGAGTCTGTGCTGACGTATAGATTCGAGCCTACGGAAAAGGCGTGTCGGGGAGCAGTATTGGCGATGCCAATGTTGGATGTCGCCTCGAGCCTGGGAGCACGAAGGGTCGCGTTCTCTACATCGAGGTACCCACTGAGTCCTTCGCCGAGTTCACCCATAGTTATTATAGGGGGAGTTTTTTTTAAACACTGAAAAAGTCCAGATTTTCTTACAAAGTGGGTTGCACTTTGGAGGAAATGTTTATTGAGGAAAAATTGAGACTTAGCCACAGTGATAGGTACACCCAACGAATGATGCTATGTGGACTGCGTTTGCTTCATCTGTTTGGGTGCCATCGGTTGTGAGAAAACGCCTCTCGTATGGTGCCTCCGTCGCACCCGTTTTGTCCTCAAATTGGATCTTACATATTTCCTCATGAACATGAAACACGTTTAAAACAGTCATGTTTTGATATAATTGATAAATCTCAAACTAAGTCACACTCTTATGAATGTCAATCACATATTGGACATTCATATGATTCAAATAATGCCGATAAACGTATTAGTATTTCTTTTAATGTCATGCCGAAAACGTTACCTGGTCTGTATAATTTTAAAATAATGAAAATTTAGATTTTTCATGTACGAGTAACTGTGTTACTCGGCTACAACGTTTGATGTATTTTCCTCCGTGACTTCATCTGGTCTTACCGGCCAAACGGGATTCACCGGATCTTCGGTCGCCGTGGGAAGGTCGCGAAGGGCTTGGCGGTACTCGAGCCATGCTTGTCGAACTTCTGGGGTGGAGTGTGGCCAGTCCGGAATGGCATATTTATCGGATTGGTCGAGAAGATATCTTCTCTTATTTCTTAAATCAATCATCTTAAAATTAAACATATGTTCTTCGTCAGTTAATGTCATTTATTATACTATAGTTTTTAAAATGAGGAAGGTCTGACGAAGAATCTTACATATTCAAAATTCCCATTATTAACGTATTGCCAAGAACCCCCCGGTCCAACTATAGCATCACAGTATAGATTCCAACCATTGGAAACTGCGTGAACAATATAACCAGCTGTACCATCATTATTATCTCCATATCCACCGTCCGTAGCTTCACCGTTTACACTAATACTAAAGTCCCACCCAGTATTCCCTTTATATAGAGCCTTACTTGATGCAATAAAATCAACACCGTTTGATGAACGTGCCTGATTACTGTCTGTTCCAGTTGAACCCGCAAAATTCGAATTAAATGCATTGTTTAAGTTCACACTACGCCATATAGCACCAACTTTTGCACCGAAAGTTCCATTATTTCTAAGAGCATTACCATATACCATAAGTAATACATCCAAATTAACTCCATTATTATTTGATAAAATATTCATAGGAACACTAAACATTGCGTGTCGGCGTGTTGTACTATTTTGTGGTGATAAAAATACATCCGAATTTCCTAATTCATCTGTGTATAGATTCCACGTAGGCATCGGCGGACCAACTTGAGGTACTTGTGCAAAACACATCCAACCACCACCGTACATATCTGGTTCACAATAAACATTGTATATCTTAGTTCCACCCTGGGTTCCTACAATTGGATATATACCTCTATCACTTCGACCAGCTAATATATGATCGTAAAATGTAGGTAAAGCTATGGGTGCTATATTTATGTAACGAATGTCCCCCCTCACATCCAAAGCCGCCTGGGGAACCTCCCCATCCCCTAAGCCGATCCCAACCCGAGTTTTGCTGAAATTGACGGTGTGGTGACCCTCGTCGCACCGACCCATTTGGTAGAGGGTCTTGACCTCTTCGGCGGTGAGGGCCGTATCGTAGAGTTTGAATTGGGAGATGGAGCCGTCGAAAGGTTGTCCATAGGTCGCGCGGTTTCCAAGTATTAATAATGCATTTGCATCTAAGTCGATAGTTGTACTAGCTGAACCACCTCCTATTGCCCATCCAGTCTTTAGTTCACCATCAATGTATATTTTAGGGTTGGTCGTACTTGTGGGACCACCCGAATATGAGTATGCGATATGTCTCCATTTACCAACCGTTTCTAAACCCAGATTACTGTAAGAATTATACAAATAATTAGCGTAAAATGACACATATACAGATGTCGAGGCTGAAAATTGAATAGCAGAACCTTTATTGGTTCCTTCACTACCGATAAAATGTAAATATTGATTTTCACTTGATAAGGTGGTATTATTTCTAAACCATTGACTTACGGTGTGAATATAACCCCCACTTGTATTATCGATTCTACTTTTTATATAATCGCTCGTTGCCCCATTAAACACCAAAGCCTTTTGGGTAACATCATACGCAGTGGTTCCATTAAACACCCCATCCAACCCCCTCCCAGACGTATCCCGCACCACCCCATCTTCCACAGGGTTCGTCGAGGTATTGTATTCCACGACGAGCCGGTCCCGACGGGGTGTATCATCGGCATCTGGGGGTGGCCCGATTCGAGGAACATCCAAGTTCTTCGTGAGGGTCAAAGTCCCATCGTGGAGGGTACTCGATCCCTGGTTCCGGACCCCAAAGAGCTTAATATCCTTGAGCTGAGTGAAAGCATCCGCGACGATCGCGTGGTACTTGTAATAGTTGGGGTTATCCAAGTTCTTGAACTCTAGGCGGTCATCATAGCCAAACGCGAGTCCAGCGACGTTGGAGGTTGCCTCTTCACGGGTAGGGGCTGTGGTAATCTTCGTCCAGTTCACATCATCATTACTTCCCCAAATACTCTTGATATTCGAGGGCATCGAGAAGACACGCGCGCGACCCCCATTTGAACCCGATGGGGGGTCAAAACCCTGTTCACCGGCAATAATTGTCGACCCGTCACGTGATATAGCTAACGATCTACTATCATTTCCACCACGACCTATACGAGCATCACCATCAGCGGAATCTCCCAAAGCACCATAACTTGCTACTGGTTGTCTAGTAATCCATGAACTACCTGTGTACTCAAATGTAAATAACTGTCCTTGGTTGGTTGACCCTTCGTCTGGTTTAGATACAATTAACCTTTTACCGTCGCCAGATAAGGCAATGAATGAACCAAAATCTTCATTCGTGGCTTCGACAGGGTCATTGATAGTACCCTTTAGAACCCATCCCGAACCTTCATAATTATATACCTTGACTACTCCACCATCTTCAGCTCTAGCTCCATCAGCTACATCTGCATTATTCTGACCTATCGCTACCACATTACCATCATTTGATATGGCAACCGCGTGACGACCATCATTGGCAGTGTATGTGAATGTAGCACCTTTCTGGGTCCAATCTGAACCATACTCGTATACTTTAACATAGGGATTTGTAATTGTATCATCAGTCGCAAAAATTATATGATTACCGTCTTCGCTCATATCTAAACTCCATCCAAGTCGCTCATTAGCAGCGGTACCGGATAGACTAGAGCCTTTTGGAGACCAGGCACCATTAGCGTATGTATACACACGAACCCTACCAGCATTAGAGAATCCAGTATCATCCTCGATTTCTGCTATTAGTATAGTGTACCCATCATACGAAAGTTTTACACCTCCATAACCTAGGTGGTCATCCGCTGACTCACCCACGAAGACGTCGACAAATCCCAGATCTGATGAGGTTAAACTCCCAGAATCGGGTAAAATAGTCCATGTGGCACCCGACAGATAATATACCCGAACAGTACCCGAATCAGCACCGTTAGCATGCTCAAAAGGTGCAGCTACAGCTATGATATTACCATCACCTGAGATGGCTACAGAATGACCGAAATTAGGGGTGTTACTAGCCGCTGCATCCGTGAGTGGATCACCAACCATGGTCCATCCAGATCCATTCCAATCGTAGACTATCACTTTACCTTGGCTACTATTAAAAATGTATCCACCTACGATTACACGGGTACCATCGTGATTACATGCGACCGCGCGTCCAAATTGCCCCCCCGCGTCTGGACCAAGAATGTCACCCCCAACCTGCGCCCAATCAGGTTTCGATTCAATCTCAGCCTTCTTGAGACTCATGGATTCGGGGGTTTGAATCTTGAGCCATGCCCCGAAATCAACTTCTTCGGAAAGGCGGGTATTCCTCGTGGGTGTAGCCGTCCATGAAGTTGAAGTGAGACCGTCGAACGCCTGGTACCCCGACCCATCCGCGGCACTTAACTTGATTTGACCGTCCCCCTCCACATAGGAATCGTCCGCGGAGATTGCCCTCGCGGGGAACTTCTGCAAAGCATGGGGTTCATCCACCACCGTCAGAGCACCTTCAGGTTCGGTCGTGCCCACACCTATGCGACCCTTGTAGAAGGTCACCGAGGATTTCTTGTGCCCGAATTCATCCTTTTGTGCATCGTAAATCTCTTGGATCCGCTCGTCACCCAAGTACTGGTCGTAGACCCTAAAGTTCGCCACCTTACCCGCGAAGGGACCACCCACGATCATAGGGGTTTCGGTATCTTCTTCTGTACCGTAGTATTCGAGTTCGGGAATACACAAATACCCATCAGTACCCGCTGCAAATGTTTTTGTGACAATAAATGCGTAGTATTTATAATAATTGTTTGTAGTTACGTTAAAAGAGGCTGTCTGTGATGCACCTGTAAATCCGGAATTTGTGAAGGTGTGTAGATGCACCCAATCAGAATCATTATCACTTCCCCACACCTGCCCGGCTTCTACCGATTGTGTCCAAAGCGTCGCATCATTCCTCGAAGTGAAAATGTATCTATCCAATTTTATTTTATTTGGAAGTTCCAGTTTTAACCATTCACCATACGGAGTCGAATCAGAAGCTGATAATCTTGAGGCGGTTGTCCCGGATGTATTGGCATTACCGTCGTTATCGTAATTTATCCCCGTAAGTAACATTCCAATTTCAGAGGCAATTCCGTTAAAAGCTTCCCAAATCATATTTTCGCCTACGATCGCTGTTTGAGACCAACTCGCACTCGCCACATACCCCCTCTGTGCCGGACCCGTCATCGCAATGTGTGGATACTTGAGGACCCGCGTCGGCTCGGGGAATCGGGTCAGGTCGCCTTCCTTGTGGCCGTAGAGTTGCATATCACCTATGGACGTGTGGTTATGGAGGTTATCTGTCGCGGCATTTTTAATAATAATCGCAAAATATTTAAAACTTTTACCCGCCGACAGACCGGACATGACATGAGTATCGTTAGTTGGTATAGTAGATGATGTTCCAGAACGTGATATTTCTTGGTAAAGAGTTTCCCAATTTACATCGTCGTTCGAACCTACTATAGTAAACTGTCGTGGGCGTTGGTAAGGATGTGAACTTCTTGCTATGATATTGATATAATTTAGTATAATTTTATGTGGTATTTCAAGTTTAAGCCATTCCCCATTATGATTTGTACTTCCAGACCAAGTTGGAAAAGTTAATCGTGTTGCATCACCTCCGCTACTATAACCATAATCCTGACTATGCCAGGATTCAGTGCTATTACCAGATAGTTTATCAAATGCATCGTATGCTTTATGATTTGCATTTGAAGATTCACTACTCGCACTCGCACAGTACCCCCCAGTCTTGTACCCCGTCATGGCGAACGGTGGGTACTCCCCGAAGGTATCCTCAACTTGGGCCTCCTCGACCTTCCGTCCATCCACGTAAGTTACCTTGGACCCACCTTCACCTTGGTACGCATAGGTCACGTTGTGCCACGTGTTCGCGGCGATTTGGGTATCGTCAACTTTAAGGAAAGCCTTATCGTACCCCGACCCTATACTGAAGAGCTGTTGGGTCAAGGCATTCGCCTCCAGATTCGAGGCGTTGATCCAAGTGGAGACTGTGTGTGGCGCATCACCCTCAAAGCCAAGGGAACCTGTGGTCACGTTACTCTCCGTAGAGCCATCCAAAGTCCAGCAATTGTTTGTCGCGTCGAAGACCACGTTAGTTGGAGTGATACTAATGGATGAATCATTCACAAGATTCTTGGGAACGTTCCCGGCAGCTGGGTCCTTCCCATCGAAATACATCACGTAATTGTTAGACCGAACGGAATTGAACGTAGACTTTAGGGTTGTGTCTAGGGAAAGGTCACCGGGTGGTGCGGGTTCTTCGTAGCCGTAATATTTGATTTCTTGGACACCTACAATGTTAGCTTTATTTGTTTTAGTAAAAACGATACCGAAATGTTTAAAGTGAGTTGTGTGACTAATATCAAAGACTCCCCACGTTTCGTTGTTAACCCAATCTGTATTTTGGTGGTAAAGTTCAACTATTTCCGATGAAAAATTATCATTACTTCCGAAAATCTTAAATTGTGCAGGACTTTGAGAGTTACCCGCACCAAAATTCTGAAATGTACGCGGGAATATACGAACTTCTTTAGGTTTGATTTTATATGGTAATTCTAATTTAATAAATTCACCGTAAGTTGTACCTATACCATGAGTTGTACCGACGTAAAAACCACCTGCGGCGGGGTACGTAGAAGTGGCGGAAGTCCATAAAATACCACCCGCGCCAGCTTCAATATCTTGGAGCACGTCATTAAAAGTATTATGTACCGCGTAGGATGCATCGAATTGACTACTCGCCGTCACCGTGTACCCCGCTTGTGTGTACGTATTGGTCGTATCATTCCCATCCAATTTAGAAGCGTCAAAAACAATTTCGGGAAACTTTTTGAGGGGTACAACCCCCCTTCCATGAGGTCCAGTAAACTCCACAACTACGTTGGAATCAACGTGAATAGATGTATTATTTGAATAAAAGGTGTTTCCAGAGACTTTGAGATCCCCCACCACATCTAGGGCCACCGTGGGTGAGTCGGTCCCCACACCAACCTTTCCTCCCACGTAGTTAATGTTACCGGTACCATCAGTCATCCATTTTTCATTAACTATCCTTACATTTTTGATCGCACCACCAGTTGTGAAAAAGTTTATAAATCCACCCGTCGTATCGTTATACACCCTTGCTCTGGGTCCTTCCGTATCATTATACGATAATACATTAGTTCCATCGACGGCTACACTTAATGTAGTACGTTCGAAGAGAATACGTATTTTTCTGAGAGATGCAGTGCTTATACTGGGAATAGTAACAGTCGTGAGAGCTGAACCACCATCGTATCTAAGTTCCAAGGAGGTATCCTTAAATGTGAGATTGTACCCTTGTGTATTAGATGTAGCCCCCTCACTGTAAAAATTGAATTCGCTATAGTCAGCAGTTGTGTATGTATTGCACTCAAATTCACCGACCCATGCGTTGGGAAGCTTCAGGTCCCAATTCTTGTTTTCCACATACGTGTTGGAATCTACAAGAAGAGCTGTATTCCTAGCCACAGTATTGAGCACCGTATCAGCACCCACTGTATTATCTAGAACCAATTTCCCCACACGTAAAGTGGCATTCGGGATATTCAAAATGCCCTGTGGTGCCTCGATGGACATTTAATATAGGCGGGGAAAAAAGAATTCACGGTTGGCCTACGGTCAATAGTGAGACTGGGTGAGGGGACAATCGACGAACTTTAGAAACTCTGTTCAGTTTGTAAAGTTTGTTGGGAAAGAGGGTCAGTCGCAAAGCGACTGGAACAAGTCCTACGGACTTGGGACTCGGGTGATTAGCCACAATGGTACGTGCACCCCACGAACGCCGCTATGTGCACCGCATTGGCTTCATCTGTTTGGGCACCTGAAGCGTCTAAGAAACGCCTCTCATATGGTGCCTCGGTCGCACCCGTCTTGTCCTCAAATTGGAGCTGACCGTTTTCATCGAGGACATTTTCACCTCTTTGAA